GTTCCGTATACTTCCATCTGATGATTTAACAGACTCGTCAAACTCTCCATAATACTTTTTTCCTTTATATAACCGGCAAAACAGTCACACTTCCTCAAACGCGGCTGCTTACAGAAAAATGAATGATACTCTGCACCGGAATCCGACGGTTTATGGTACATATACCGCTGACAACACCCGCATTTCACTTTTCCATAAAGCATGTAATGTGCATTATATTTTCCTCTCTTCCGATACGGTTTCAGTAATTGTACTTTATCAAAATCCTCGCAAGATACAATCGCCGGAAAGGCATTCTCCTTACGAAACCACTCTTCTTCCGGAACCTCTATTGTTTTTCCTGAACCAATCCCGGCACTCATAAACCGTCCCAGTATCAGCGTTCCCTTATAAAGCTCATTTCGTAGGATAAGCATTATTTTTTCCGAGTTCCAACAAAAAGAAGCGAAATCTTTATCTTTAGGCCATTTTCCAGAACTCATTCGCTTATACACATAAGGAGTTGGAATTTCATTATTATTGAGATATCTCGCTATCTCAATATTTTGCCACCCGGTAAGTGTCAAAGAAAAAATCTTTCTGACTATATCAGCTGCCGGTTCATCAATTGAGTATATGTATTTCCCCGTTACATCCTTAATATATCCATATGGGCAGGTACCACTGCACTTTTTCCCCATTTTTATCAGCTGTCTTTTCCCAGATCTGACTTTTGCAGATATATCTGCACTATACATATTGTTTAGCAGGCTCTTAAATTGCACATCCATATCGACCGTCTTTTGGTAAAGGCTGTCATAGTTGTCATTAACAGCTATAAACCGGACTTCCAGAAACGGCAATATTTGTTCCAGATAATTCCCCAGAAAAATATAATCTCTTGTAAATCTTGAAAAATCCTTCACGATTATGCATCCCACCATATTTTTCCGCAGTAATTCCTCAATCTGCTTAAGTCCTGGTCTGTTTGCATTGCTTCCAGTATAACCATCATCTGCCATTTCCAGGCACTTCATCCCTTGCAAACTCTCATCTTTTAATATAAAATCATCAAGCAAGCTACGCTGATTAGAAATACTGCCACTTTCATTTATATTGTCATCTTCCAAAGAAAGCCGCAAATATTTTATCAAATACCTCTCATCTACTTTTATCATAATAGTATCCTTTACGCAATCTGAGAACTCTTCATCTCATCTAATTGCTGCAGCGATTCCAACAATCCGTCCAATTCATCCTCAAATTTAAAATAAACTTTTATCTGTCGATAGCCATACACCTCTATTCTGTCAATAAGCAAATCTACAATGTCTTTTGTCAAAACCTCCGTATCCGCTATAGCCGCTACCGATTCAATAACAGAATTTTTGCTGATACTTCTTTCAAGACATTCTTTTTTCTTATTTTCCAGAGTTTCCAATTGCTGCTGAGCAGATATAACCTTATCTCCATAATGCTGTTTCATAAATAAAAATTCTTTTTTATCCAAAACACCTGCTTTCCAGTCACCATACAAAGCTTTTTTCATTCTGCCTAAATGCTGAATGTTCTCACTTAACACTGATATTTCATCGTTCAAATGCTCTATTTCGCGTCGTTGTTCCGGCTGTTTTCCTTGCAGCAACTTCTTAATTCCTAAAATCAACTCAATTCTTTTTTCAATTAATACAAACAATATCGAATGGAGCTCCTTCTCGGCAAGATATTTTCTTGAGCATTCCCCTGTTTTTTCATACACCGAACAGAAAAAACGATATTTATCTGTACAATCTCCGACAAACGTTCTTTCCATTGCGGTTTTACAATCAGAACAAAATACTTTACCTTTTAATATATTATCGGTTCTGTCATCCGCTTTCCTGTTCAAAGCCCATACACCCATATCCGATAGATATTTTTCATGCCTCCTACTCCGTATTGTACGAACCCTGTAAAACTGTTCATCAGAAATAATAGGTTCATGCATATTAGGTACTGTGTCCTGTTCTTCCTCTGGTATAAGCCTCTTTTTCCCTTTCATTTCGTCACTAAGCCATACCCCCTGAACCATATAGCCAATATATGTCCGACTCTTAAGGATGGCAGCAACCGTTTGAGGGTACCACAGAGATTTAGCGTATTTTTCACTATGCCAGATTCCCTTATCAAACTTATATTTTGCCGGACTTACAATTCCTGACGTATTTAAGTATTTTGCAATTGCTATATCACTTAGTTCTTCTTCTGCCAAATCAAATATCTTTTTGACATTTTGAGCGGCCTCTGAATCAATCAGAAGTTTGTGATTATCTGCCGGATCTTTTATATACCCATAGATAGGGTGTGCACCGATAAAACACCCCCTTTTCCTTAATGTTTTTTTAGCAGAACGTTCTTTAACGGATATATCTCTGGCATAATATTCATTAATCATATTCTTTATCGGCATTAAAAACTGATAATCTGTCAAGGATGATTTAGCCGTATCAAAACCGTCTGTGACACTGATAAAACGAATATTGAAAAAGGGAAGTATATTTTCTATGTAATCACAAGTCTCAATAAAGTTTCGCCCAAAGCGGGACAGGTCTTTAACAATAATACATTTTATTATCCCCGCTTTAACAGCATTCATCATTTCCTCAAATCCGGGACGTTCAAAATTCGTCCCCGTCAATCCAATATCAACATATGTATTAACCTGGCTAAATTCATCTTGATTTTGCCTGATATATTCATCAAGTAAGGATTTCTGATTCTCTACGGATTCTGTTGCCTTTTCAATTTCACTCTTGGACGATATTCTCACATACTTTGCTGTGACACCCTGCGCTATCTCGTTTTCCTGAAAAACAGCCTTATTTTTTCTGCTTTTTCTTGCCATCTGTCGCCCTCCCAAGGTTATACCTTAATATGTCCAGATGCGGAAATGCATTTCCGTCAGATGATTTTTCGGTGTCTATATTATCCATAACACTGATAAATCGAACTTTAAGTAATGGAAAAATCTCATTATTATATTTCAATGCATCAGTTGTGTCTCTACTAAACCTTGCCAAATCCTTTACTATAATACAGTTAATCTCCTGACTTTCAATTGCTTTCATCAATGCTTTAATACCTGGGCGCTCAAAACTAAGATCGCTTTCACCAACATCACTGTATTTTGCCACAAGATTCAGATTGTCCTTACCATCTATATAGCTAAGGATTTCTGCCTCCTGATTTTCAGCAGCAAAATTGATGACAATTTCATTATTTATTCTCATTCAGGCATCCTCCACTTTCCATAAACATAGTAATAGCTTTCAGTGTCGTTTCATAATCATATTGGAAATTAGGCATTATCTTGACACGATTCCCTTCAAATACTTCAATTTTATCAATTAGCAAAATCAATATCATCCGATCCAAGTCACTAATGTTTTCATATTGTATGAAAAATTCAATCCATTCCTTTCCCGTATTGCTGTCTATCTTATTATTCTGTTCTTTTTTCAACTCTTCTATCTGATTTTCGCAACTAATGATCTGTTCGTTATAATATTGCTTCAACTCAATAAATTCATCTTTAGTAATAATTCCATCTGATAAATCCTCATATAATCCTATTTTAAGATTTTGACATTTTATCAAATTATCTTGTACTTCTTTTAATTGAATCTCTAAACGTTTTGCATAGATGTTAAATGCAGACCGATTATTTAATTCCTCCAAAAGCTCCTTTATCTCAACCACATTACATATATGTGCTTTCAGTGCTGCCAGAACCGCTTCCTTTAATTTCACTTCACTAATACGATGACTGCTGCAACATCCGACATCTTTTTTATTAGTCGCGCAGATCTGATAAGCATACTTTTTCCCTACCAATCTTCGTATCATGCTGCCTTTGCAATCACCACAAAAAACCATTCCAGAAAAAAGGTATACCTCGTTGTTTTCTGGTGAAATCCTGGTATCCATACCCATAACCTTTTTAGTAAGATTGAATATGTTGGCCGAAATAATCGGTTCATGCGCGGACTCTACAATAATCCAATCATCAGGTTTTTTCTCGATTATTTTCTTAATCTTATGATTCGGCGTGGTTTTTTTTCCCTGTATTACGCTGCCCAGATATGTTTCATTGGTAAGTATACGTCGAACAGCAGTCGCACTCCAAAGTGCTTTTTCATTTGTTTTAAATCCTGTGTTATACCTCATCCCTAAAGACTTCTTATATTCTGCTGGCGATGAAACCCCTGTCTTATTTAGCCTCTCTGCTATCCTCTCATCACTTTGCCCGTGTAACCTCCACAAAAATATATCACGGACAACCATAGCAGCATAATCATCAATCATTAATTTATTTTTATTTTTTAAATCCTTCCTATATCCATAGACCGCAAAAGAACCTACAAACTCACCATTTTTCATTTTTATCTGTAAATGGCTTCTCACTTTGACTGATAAATCCCTGCTATAGGAATCATTTAGAAGATTCTTAAATGGAAGCATAATATGACTTTCAGTGCTATTGGCTGTTAAGCTGTCATAATTATCATTTATGGATATAAAACGGACACCAAAATAAGGAAAGATTTTCTGAATAAACCTCCCTACTTCAATATAATTTCTGCCAAAACGTGATAAGTCCTTTACAATAATGCAGTTGGCATTACCACACTTTACCTCTTCAATCATCTGTTGGAATGCCGGTCTGTCAAAGTTCACACCGGAATAACCATCATCGATCTTTTCTCCCAAAAGAATTATTTCAGGTTTATCCGCTAAGAAATCTGTTATTAATCTTCGTTGATTGGTGATACTATTGCTTTCCACTTTACCTTGAACGGCAAGATCCCCATCATCATTGGATATACGATAGTAGGTGTAAGCTTGAAATATAACATTTTTGATATTATCCAAAGAAAATCACTCTCCTGACCTATATATTAAAGTCAGAAAACTGATTGTCAGATTTGAGTTTTTGATTTTATCCCTGAAATTATTTTATCAGATTCATTAGGGAAAGTCCAGGCAAATTTATGCCTGGCATTCCAAATACTCTTTTAAACAGTCATTAATTGATTGACCCGTACTATTGTATTCCATCTGAACAATCATTTTTCCAACCCGAAAGCAATATGGATTTCCAATCTGTTTTACAAATTCAGCAGCTCGCTTCTCTGCAGGTAATTTCGTATCAATAACAACATCGTTTATATCTTTTAATGACTCACCTGAAACAGTTCGTATATCTATCCGTTTCAGTGATTTCAAATCATATGTAATATCCACAGAAAATCTTCTCCTTCTTGCTCTTATTTCAATATATACAAACTCCTGTTTGTCCTATTCCGAAACATGGCTCTTCTGTTTAAAATACGTCTCACTTTTCTTCTCTCTAATAAATCGTCCTACATCACCGATACAATCTGTCACCGGCATATCCGGCAAAGCCGCCAGAATATCCTCCCGATACCGTTTTTCCGCCCTGCTATCCAGAATTGAAAAAACACAGGTATCCGTTTCTCGTCGTATCCCCCGGCCAATCCACTGCCGCAGCTTAATCAACATCGTCGGCAGAATAATATCCGCCAAATAATCTTGAAAATGTTCATAAAGAGTACGCTCATAATCCAAAACCGGG